GCCAGATCGCCGCGTACTCCCACGGCGCCGCCACCGACGCCGGCAGCGACATGTACGTCGCCAGAGGGCTCGGGCCCGTCAACTGCAGCTGGCCGCCCGACATCACGAACGCCATCAGCCACCGCCCGCCAGAACCTGGGTGAACTCCACCCGCGACCGCTCGATGACGACCTCGCCGTCGATGCGCTGCGGGTCCCTGCCCGCCTCCAGCAGCTCCGCGTCCCGCAGCACCAGCAGCGGACCCCGCTGCGCCCACAGGATCCCGGAGAACGCCTTGTCGGCAAGGTTCACCACCACCCGCTTACGGACCGCCGTGCGACGCCAAGCGAACACGAGACCACCCCCGTCACACGATCATCATGTCGTCGGCGTCCTCGTAAGCCGACCGCCGCTTCGGCGGGCGGGCCAGGATCTCCGACATCGCCGTCGCCAGCGCAGACACGCCGTCGATCTTGTCGCCGCTGTTCGCCTTGTCCGGCTTCACGTTGCCCGCCGGATCCATCGCCACCGCCAGGTTGTCCACACACCAGCGGGTCACCGGGTGCCCGCCGTGCCGCAGCGCCGGAGCCTCCGGCGTGCCCTGCAGCACCAGCCGCTGCACGGCTTTCATCGCCGGGTTCATCGTCACGAAGCCCTGCCGCACCTTCACCAGCGGGGCCCGCTCCGCCGTCAGCATCGTCGTCAAGTGCGACGCGTTCCACGGGTCGTAGCCGATGCTCTTGACGTTGAACGCGTCCCGGTCCCGGCGGATCTGCTCGATGATGTAGTCGTAGTCCGCGACGTTCCCCGGCGTCGCCACCAGGAAGCCCTCCCGCACCCACCGCGACGCGGCCCCGGCCGTCCGCTTGTCCAGCGACCTGAGGTTCGCCTCCGGCGTCCAGAACCGCCAGATCGCATCCAGCGTGTCGTCCTGGTCGTTCGGGAACAGCCAGCACAGCGCACACAGGTCCGACGTGCTCGCGAGGTCGAGGCCGCCCCACGTCTCGCGGCCCTTCAGCTTCGCCTCGTCCACCAGGCCCGCGTTGCCGTCCCACGACTCCAGCGTCAGGAACCTGGTGTTCTGCTTCGTGCGGATCCCCAGGTGCAGGCGCAGGAACTTCGCCAGGTCGGCCGGCGACTGCTGCGCCTCCGCCGCCGCGCCGCGCAGGTACGCGGCCGACGGCGACACCCCGTAGCCCGGGTTGGCCTTCCGCCACGTCGCCTCGGCGAACGGGTCGTCCGCTTCGTCCGCGCCCCACACCACGCCGTAGGTGTCCGGGTCGTGCAGGGCCCCGCGCGCCAGCTGCTCCACGTACTGGCGGCGCCGGTCGTAGATCGACTCCTGCTTGCCCTCGTCCGCCGTCGTGATGATGACCACGAGCGGCTGCCGGCGCGAGCCGGTGCCCGTCTCGATCGTCTCCACCAGGTCCGGCGACTTGTGGACGTGCAGCTCGTCGATGATCCCGCCGTGCACGTTCGCGCCGTGCAGGGCCTCCGCCACCGACGACACCACGGTGAAGTACGAGCCCGACGCCGGGTGCGTGATCTTCTTCGTGAACGCCTTGACGTTGCCCTTCAGCGCCGGCGCCCGCTCCGCGATCGTGCGGATCGGGTCGAACGTGTAGCGGGCCTGCCGCTCGTTCGTCGCCGCCGCATACACCTGCGCGCCCGGCTCGCCGTCCGCCGCCATCAAGTACATGGCGATGCCGCCAGACAGGGTCGTCTTGCCGTTGCGGCGCGGCACGTCCACGTACAGCTTGCGGACGATCCGCACGTAACCCTCGGCCTCGTCGTCCCAGCGGACCCAGCCGAACACCGGGGCCAGGATGTACGCCACCTGCCACGGGTCCGGGTCCAGCGGCTTGCCCGCCCATTTGCCCTGCGTGTGCCGCAGCAGATGGAAGCTCTTCAGGACCCGGTCCACCTTGGCCGGGTCGAACACCGCGCCCGGCGCCTCCCCCGGCGACGGGGTCTGCACCTTCGGCCGGCAGTCCGGCAGCGGAATGCCGCGGGACTTCATGTACCAGGCGACCTCGGCGCTGATCCCCAGCTCAGCCGGAGCCGGCGAACGGGTTCTCCTCGCCGCCATCGTCGCCCCCGCTTCGCGCCAGCGCCTGCTCCGTCGACGGCGTCAAGCCGAAGTGAGCCGCCCAGCTGCGCATCTCACGGCCGGCGTTCCGGGCAATCGCCACCGCCGGATGGGCCAGCGTGCCCTGCCGCGCCTCGATCGTCAGGCCCTCCCGCTGCACCGTCTGCGTCGCCTCGACGAACACCGCCCACGCCTCGCAGTACGCCGCCAGCGCAGCCCGGTCCGACTCCTTCACCAGGTCCAGACGGGACAGCTCCGGGATCACCCGGTCCCACTCCGCCGCGGCCTCCGGCGACAGCCAGTCAGGAGCCTGCGGAGGGAGCCGCTTGAAGTCCGGGCCGGTGTTGACCTTGCGGCCACCCGAGTCCCGGCCCGGGGCGCGGCCGTCGATCAGCTTGAGGTTCGCGGGCTTGGAGGTCCGGGGCATGACGATCACCCCTCACGGTCACTCAGAGTTATCGCAGGTCAGGGGGCTACCCCTGGTCGACGTAGTGAGCGTGCGCCTTCCGAGTTCACCGCGGCGCTGTCCAGACGATCTTGCTCCGTGATCTTGACTCCCCTCCCCCTGCTTCAGGGAGGATCCTGCCACTGACCCCCGGGCAAACCGGCGTCCTGCACACGGAATTCTACCCTCACAGACCCCAAAAGTGCAGGTCAGAGCCCGAATTCGATGCGCTCAGAGGCCCGAAAATGACAAAACCGCAGGTCAGAGCGCTACGACGTGAGCCGAGAGCCCTCAGTTCGTGTCCTGCGACGCGTGTCCTCAGCGCTCTTGACCTCGTGACAAGGCCCGCAGAGGCTCTGCCAGTTGGCCGGGTCCCACATCGAGCCGCCCTCGGATCGAGGCACGATGTGATCCACTTCCGTGGCCTTCGCCCCGCAGCGACGACACTCAGGCTCGTGGTTGAGCTGCTGCTTGCGCGCCTCACGCCACTTGCGCGTGCTGCCCGAGCCCCACGCCTTGGACCTGTTGGCCCACGGCTTGCGTGCGTGAGCCTCGCATCGCCCGCCCTGCGTCAGCTCGTGACACCCCGGCTCAGGGCACCGGGTGGGGGGTGCAGTTGGCATGCCCCCTCCCCTCTTCAAGCCCCCAGGGGGGTGTTCCATGACCCCCAGGGGGCCTGTCAGACCTGGTAGGCCAGCTTGTAGGCCACCAGCTTGAGCTCGGCGTTGTCCACATCGACCTGAAGGGTGGTGCCGTAGTAGCGCACGGGGAAGGGCCCGATGCGCCTGGTGGCCGAGGTGGGGATGGACCACGTCTTGGCCGCGGTGGTCTGCCCATCGATGGTCTTGTCGAAGCGCGCGGACACGGTGCGGGCCACGGTCGAGCCGCTGTTGCGGACCTCCAGCCACACCGTGCCGTCGTTGACGATGCTGTGGTTGTTGACGGGGTCACCGTTGACCTCGGTGGCCGGGGCGATACCGCTTCGGGTGATTTGGGTGACGGGGATGTCGACGCGGGGCATCTTCGGCTCCTAGGTGACGGTGAGGATCCCGGCTAGGCGGACGATGTCCTCGGCATCGGGGCCTCCTCGGCGGGGGGTCAGGCGGCCTTGGGTCGCCGCTGGGGTGTGGGCCGGTAGGTGCGGGCTCGCTCGGCGATCTCGGGGAGGGCGTACATGGTCTTGTACTCGTGGCCCTGGCCGGTGAGTTGCCCGTTGCCCTGGAATCGGTGGATTTTCCCGCGGCGGGCCCACTGCCGGATGACGGGACCGGGGACGCCGGTCGCTTGGGTCGCTTCGTGCTCGTAGACGAGGTCGTCGGGGTACAGCTGGGTGACGTCCATGGCGGCCTCCCCCGTGCATGCAAAAGGCCCCCGGCAGTGGCTGGGGGCCTAAGGGCCTTGCGGGCACACGTGTCCTGCCCTGGGGGCACTGTGACATACGGTGATCGGCGCGGTCAAGCAAGACGCAATCCGGCCGCTACTGCCGGTTGGTGTTCTTCACCCACACACCACGGGTGCTGCTCTGGACGGTCCGCTGGTCGACGGGCCCGGTGTAGTTGTTGACGGTCACGTCGGGCGCGGCCTGCTTGGCACGGCGCAGGAGGCGGGCCGCGGCGAGGATGGGCACGGCGACTGCGGCGGGGGCGGCGCAGATGAGGCCGATGACGGTGGGGTCGGCGTAGCCGGAGGCGAGCATGATGCCGATGGCGATGGCGCCGGGCGGGATGGTGGCGGCGGACGCGGACAGCATGACCGTGCTGGCGTCGACGGCCTTCTGCGACATGGGCGGGCGGCCCGGCTGGGGCACGGGCAGGGCGGATCCGACGGCCGGGACCGGGGTCTGGTCGCGGTAGCTGGTGGCGAACTCGGTGATGATCCGGCGCGCCTCGGCGGCGGCCTCTTCGTCGGTCAGGGCGGGGGTGGTCTCGGCGTGCATCGGGGACTCTCCTCACGGGGGTATAAGCCTGGACAGAGCGTGGACAGCTCGGCGTTTGTGCAGGTCGGAGCCTGGACAGAGCCTGGACGGAGGGGGCTTGACCCTGGACAGGGCTGTCCTGGCTGGAGGGTGCCTGTCCAGGCTTTCGGGGGCCGTGTCCAGGGGTTGTCCAGGCTCTGTCCAGGGTCAAACTGGCATCTATCGGGCGCCGTGCAGGTCTTCAAGGCGGTAGCCCATGGAGCGGCCACCGTCCGCTGTGGGCACCTTGACCGGCTCGACGGTGACGCCTTCCGCGTCGAGGGCGGCGGCCAGCAGCCGGCCGACGCGGGCGTTGTACGCGGAGTCGCTCTCCTCCTCGCTCCGCGCGTACTCGGCGTCCTCAACGGCGAGACGGGCGAACAGCTCGGCTCGGGTGATCACGCCCCGCCCGGTCGCCGAGGCGGCCTTTATCAGGCGGTCGAGGATTGTCACCTCGGGCTCGGCCGTGACCGGCAGCACGTCGGCCGCCTTCCGCAGCTCGTAGGCCCGCCGCAGGATGACCTCGACCTCTTCGTCGGTGTAGAAGTACGACTGGGTGAGCACCGGCTCGGACGTCTCGCCGGTCTGCAGGTAGCCCACACCGCGCTGCGACTTCATGATGCGCTGCGCGTTGTAGCCGGCGGACGCGCGGCCCTTGCCCAGGATCGTGTCGGATGCCTCCGGGGTCATGCAGCGGCCGGCCCAGCGCGTGGACAGGATGTCGCGGATCCCGGTCGGCACGGCGTTCGAGTCGGGCTTCTGTGTGGCGCAGATGACGATCACCGCGTAGGCGCGGCCCTGCTGGGTGATCAGCCTCAGGAGCCGCTCCAGCTCCTTCTGCTGCTCCTGGCTGGCGGCGGCCATGTAGGACGCCCACTCGTCGATGTAGAGGACCGTCCAGCGGACCCGGTCATCCTGCGCGGCGAGGGCCTCGGAGAACTTGCGGACGCTGCGGTCCTTCACGGCCTGCTTCAGCCCGGGGAGGACTTCGTTCCACACGTGCCGCAGGATGGCGAGCAGCTGCTCCGGGTCGCCGTCGGTGTCGATCATCTGGGCGATCGGCTCGAACGGCGACAGGTCGAAGCCGCCCTTGCCGTCGGCCAGGTACAGGTCGGCGGACACGTCCATGGCCGCTGAGAGCAGCGGGTTGTTGGCCGCGGCCGACTTGCCGGACCCAGGCTCGCCGCCGAACAGGGCGGTCTTCTCGAACCACTCCACGGCCATGACGTCGCCGCGTTCGGACACGGCGATGGGCTGCGGCTCCCACAGGTTGACCTTCTCGGCTGTGAGCAGCGGCCCCTTGTGAGACTCGCCGGTGAAGGGCACCTTGAGGGTGACGCGCAGGGTGAGCCAGTCCTCCCGCTCCCCCTTGGTCTGGGACACCTGCTGGACGCTGACGCCGAAGCCGTTCGCGAGCTGAGCGGTCGAGCCGAGGGCCTTGGATGCGGGGATGCCGTCGGGCAGCTCCAGCCGGACCTCCCAGGCGGAGCCGTCCGCGGTGAGGGTGCACGGGGACAGCAGCTTGACGACGTCGTCCGTGCCGATGACCTTGGCGCTGCGGTAGACGCGGTTGACCATGGCGTCGGTCATACGGTCGCCGTTGCCGATCTTCGCGTCGCGGTCGGTGTACAGCTCCCCCGCGGTGGTGCGGCGCCCGATCAGCGCGAACGCGGCCAGGGACGCCGCGGTGGCGGCGAGCCCGCCGGGCGCCCCGAGCAGGTACAGCCCGACCCCTTCGACACCGACGACCGGGGTGAGGGCGGCCGCACCGCGCACGACCCGCCGCATCCGGGCGTCGCGCTGCGCCGACCGGTACTTCGCCATGGCGGACGCCGAGTCGGCGAACGCGGCCTCCATCTCACGGCGCCGCTTGTCCTTCTCCTTGCCGGGCATGAGGCGCCGGTCGTGCGCCCACTTCGCCGCCTTGTAGTCGCGCTGCACCTGCTGCACCTCGTGCCGGGCCGCGGTGATCTGCGCGCCTTCGGTGCCGTGCACCCACAGCGCGGTGCGGGCGATACCCCGCCAGGTCTGCGCGGCGTGCCCGTGCTGGCCGGCCTGGCGT